ATTAATTGCCATAGTGTGGTTCTTCTTTTATATGTTCACTAAATACATTTGGGTTTGAAACATGAAAGCAACATTTGAACATGAGTTAGTCAAGCGCATGATTGAGGAGGCGGTCAAGGCTGAGTCAAAAAAAGCCTATCTTGAGGGTTTAGATAGTGGAATTAAAGCTGAACGTGAGGCGTGTGCAAAGATTGCTGACGAATGGGCGGTTGGTTGGCCTCACCCCTCACAAGTTATTGCTGAAAGAATAAGGGAGCGAACATGACTAGAAAACCAATTGGATTAGTTGTGCCAATACAAATAGAGACTCCAGAAGAAAAAGAATTCTTTAGCGCAATGGAGCAAAGTTCTGTTAGGAAAGAGGCAATTCGCCATCCTAGTAAGGAGGCCAAGCTAGTTGCTGAAGTTGCAGTCTTGAGCGAGTTGGTTCGTGTACTGTCTGACAGGGTTACTGAACTGGAGGCAAAGTATGAAACCAGCACCAACTAAAGACTATTGCCTAAAGATGGCGAAGTACTACCATGACGGGAACTGCCCCAATCTAATGTGGGATTGGCTGGTTGTGTGGGCATTCCACGAAATGTATTTGGAGACAAGATATGTATGATGTCACGCTTTTCATTCTTGGTATGTTGGCGCCCGCTTTCCTGAGTGCGGTATTTACTTTGATGAAATGTTTGGAAGACGTAATTAGGAGCAAGATCAAATGATTGAAACAATCCTCACTATATTTGTTTTGCTGTTTCTTGGCGCGCTAATAGGAGTAGGCGTGCTATTCGCTGTCCTATGGTTTAGCCAAGAGAAGTGATTAGGCTAGAACCGCTAGAGCATGTTGAACGTGCTTTATGCGGTCGTCCAGCCCGATGGTCCCGCCATTTATGATCTTGGTAACTTTAGTGTAGTCAAGGGCATCCGATGGTGGATTGAGTTTGTGGGTATCCCAAAACCAACCCGCTGTGAGGGCGGCATATTTAGGGGTTGCAACAAAATCAGGTTGCATAACAAAATCAACACCCAATGCTTTCCCTGCGTGGAAGTACGTGCTATGTCCTGTGCATTGAAGCGCACCTCTTCCCCTAAACCGATAGCCGTCACCTGATGCCTCATCTCGATTTCCCATGCGATTGGCGTACACACTATTGGCTATTTTGCGTGGATTTTTCTCGTATTGCTTGGCAAACTCTAGGCTAGGAAAGCGTTTAGGCCATAGTTTCATCAAAGTCTCTGCACGATAGTTCAGATTCTCTTCCAACAACCTAAAGTTTCCGCACTCATGTGAGCATTGGCCAATAAACATAGCCTGTTGATTTTTCGTGTTGATATTGAAACGGGAGAATGTCTCATTTAGCGCGTCTACCCAATCAGCGCCAATGTGGAGTTTTGCCAGTTGTTCAGCGTTGACCATTTACTTTCTCCATTACTTGGTTGTAGGCTTGGATGCACTGGTTGAGTTGGGCGGTGTTTCGATCTCCTTGGGCGACGATCTCTGCAATAGCTGCAAGAGTCTGTCGCTCAGATTCGCCTCCCTCTGCGTTCCGATCTCCGCTGGGAGCGGGGGGACTTGCATTGGTTTGTACGCAACCTGTGGCTTGGAGGCGCACCCTGCCAGAATTAATAAGCTTAGTAATGTCAGTTTGCTTTTGAGTAATGGCATTATTGGCCTCCTGAAGTTTGTACGATTGGTCGTTGATCTGCTTGGCGAGTTCCTGTTCTTTGGTTCGCGCCTCTTCATTTTTAGCAGCAATCTCTGATTGCATTTCCGCGTCGCGCTCTGCCCAGCCCTTATGGTGGCCATAACCATAGAAACCAGCCAGGGCCAGTAGAACACCTAAGATTACCCAAGGATTAGGAATCATTGCTCACCCTTTGCTAACGCTCGTTCGTTGGCTATTTCTTCCTTGGCCGGGTCGACATAATCGGGCGGCGTGGTAGGTGGGGGAGGCGCGCGCCACTCTTCATCAAGCGGTGGGTTTACCCAGGCAGGCATAGCACCAGATGACACCCAAGTAGAAGTAACCGACTGGGGTGCGCTTACAGGTAGAGGCGTAATCGGTGTTGTAGGCGTTGCTATCTTCTCAGCCAATGTCTGCACACCCTTGCGAGACATCACGCCACCTATGCCACCAACGATCAACAACACAATATCGTTGAGCATCTTAAGATAGCCTTGGTCTATCGGAGCCATGCTCTTGATAGGTTGAGTCACAAAGGTAACGCTATACAGCATAAAGAACACAATGCCAGCCAAGATAACAGTCACGATAAGGACTACTAAAGCCCAAACCCTGACCTCTATCTCATCTTGCGTCAGAAGCCGATTGACTTGGAATTTGTGGGGGTTGGACAACTTGTTTCTCCAATATAGGTGCTACGAGGTAATCGGGACAGTCTTGGGTGAATTGGCAATCAGGACGTTGACAGCGTTTGGCAGAGAAGTTCTTTGGGTCTTGGCAAAAATATCGGTAAGAATCTTTGCAACCAATCAAAAGTAACAGTATTAACAAATACTTCATTTGGTTTCTTTCAGTTCTTGTTTCAATTTACGCAATTCTTTCATCTCTTGTTTGAGTTGGGCTCGCATGTATAGGGTTTCCACGTATGCCATCGATGTTACTCCAACAATAAGACATATCGCTACTCCTATCAATATCCAGTAGACCAGCTTCGTAGTTGCCACATTACCCACCCAAAAAATAATGATATGAACATCACGGCAATTACCCCACTTGTTATCTCGACACAACGAATCTCATACTGTTCCTTACGCCATCTAGCCAATCTAGCCCTGCGTATCATCTCCGATCTAGCCCACGCCTGTTCTTGTTCGATCTTGGCGTGCATTTTCAAAAACCGGCCGTACAAATCCTTCAACTCAGCAGGCGCGTAGACCATCGCCTCTCGTACTTGCTCAAACAACTTTTCCATCTGCAACTCAATTAGCGCCCTCTCAATGGCCTTTTTGCTATTGTTTTGCTCTGGGTTGTAATTAGTTTTTGATTCCTCTTCTAGTTCGTGATAGTAATCGTTGATCTGCTGCTGTGTGTCAAAAAGCATCCCAAGTTTGTCGCCAATATCTTTGATGAGCTTGAGCTCCATCTCTTCGTAGGACTGCTGGGCGGCAACTGCTTTGGCTTTCGCTTTCGCCACAGGCTTTGGCGCATCAACAGGCTTGGCAGATTTAGGGGTGAATAGGCCAATGAACCACTGGAAGATTCCCTTGATTGCCTTGACATCTGCAAGGACGCCTTCGACTGTCTTCTTGGCGCCCTCCAACTCCATTCGCCCTTCATGGAGCATGTTGCAGCCTTGCTTAATAAAGCTAACTGCACCCTGCGCCAACATGAGAAGAGAGAAAGGATCAATGGTTTACTCCTGGGGTTCTGGTACGCCTTGCACTGCGCCGCGCGCCGCGCCAGACACAGCGTCCTTAAATGCGTCAGCAACCCAATCAATGCCGTACTTTTTGCCTACGGCAATAGCCTCGTCAATCTTAGTGCGGTCGTACGCCTTGACTTTGGGTTGCACCGCATTAAACACTTTAACGGCGTCAGTAGGATTAAGAAGCAATTCTTTGATGCGTTGCTCAGTCATCTTGGACGCTTGATTAGCCCAGAATTTACTAGCCAAAGATGTAATGGCGTAGGTTACGCCAGACACAGGGTTGTAAATTCTTGAGATGATTTGTTCAGGTGGGATGCCAGTTAGCATTTCCACCGGCGTCTTAGCGACAGTCTCAGTTCTAAACGGCACGTTAGTTAAGTCTCTGGTTATGCGGTTTGACACTGTTGCAAAGTCAGCGACCTTCTGCGCGTAGGTAGGGCCAAACACGCGGTTAAAGACGGCGGATTTATCGCGGTCGTTTAATAAAGCAATTGGATCGCCGGACTTAACGATATCGTCCAACATAAATGATCTAACCGCATTGACGGCGTCTTTATTTTCGCCGTACCCAGACTTAGACATAAATTTGTTAGTAAAACTTAAACTGCCATACATTTGATTAACCAAATCTTTAGCGTTGTCAAACCCCTCACCTTTAATGATTTGGTTACCGGCTACTTCTCTAAATGCGTCATCTAAACGCTTACGTTCAGCTAATAACACTTGTACGTTATTTACAGAACCGCGCAGTTCATTCTCTAGCCCAGGTATTAAAGACAGGCCGCCTTGGTTCTTTTTAAGCCATTTATCTGCAAGTTTAGGGTTAATGACGTCGTCTTTTAACACCGCACGACTAAAACTATCCATAAAGGCGTCGCGCGCTACACGCACGCCTTCTTGGCCGGTAGCGTCGATAAACTGGCTGACGTTAGACTTGTTGCCAAGTAACGCAGGCGCAATCTGTTCAACAAACTTCTTGCGATCAATGTTGTTTAACGTATCTGAATTGAACGGCAAACCTACTTTTTGCAAATAAGAATTATCCGCATTTCGGTACGCTGTAACAAAGTCGGGGTCAAGATTGTCAATGTGGCCACTGACGCGTGTTTTGAGTTCCGTTAACAGACGAATGTCAGCGGGGTCCGAGGTCTTACGCAATTGCTTGTTGACCTCGCGCTTCAAAGAATCCAAGTCTTCTACTGTGGCAGCAGAGAATTTAACGCCGCCTTCAATTGCGGGTTTACCCTCGGCCGTTAGGATTGCGCTAGGCTCGACAGTTTCTGGCTTAAACCGCGCACGTACGCGGTTGTAGATAGACGGGAACGTCTTAAAAATATCTGACGCTTGCGCGCCAGCTACAGAGTTAAAGATGTCGTCGACTGCCGTAGATGGCAATTCAACATTCTTAGCTTTGGCGATATTGAACGCTTCCGTATAGAGCGGCCGCACTTCTTTGTACGCAGACTCTTCTTTTTTAGCCAACAAACTATCGATTCGATTGCCCAACATGGTAGGGTCCATAGACTTGTCGCTATAGACATCGGCAATTTGCTCATCAATCGTGCGAAGACGACGCGCTTGTGGCGTCGCCAAATCAGTAGGTTTAATATTTACCTGTACTTTAGATGGGTCACCAAACAATCTAATTTGATTGGCCACCATGGCTTGCTTGGCTTTTTCAAACTGGTCGCTGTATTGAGCGCGGAACACTGGGTCTTTGGATGACAGGCTTTGGATGAAGTTGTTGATAACTGGGTTATCGGCCAACAACGAACTAAGTGGCATTTGCACAGGCGCGCCGCCTGGCGCCTTCAGATACACGCTTTCCTGCGCTTTGGCCGCTTCAGTAAGCACTTTCATAAAGTTAGGGTCGGCTGCACCGGCGGCTATAAAGATGTTGCTGATTCGGTTGTCAACGTCTTTGAGAAGTTCATCTTCAGGGTTAGTACCGCGTATCTTGTCCCACTGGCTTTTTGCCAAGTTAAAACCTTTTCCACCTAACTCGGCGGTTTTTACGCCAGCACTAGTGCCATAAGCGCCAGTAACGCCACCAAACAAACTACCAAGAAACCGGCCAGTGCCTGGAGCACCTACTTTTTCACCCGCGTATTCGCCGGCTTGACCGCCGGCTTCAGCAGAGCCGCCAACAATAGCTTGCTCAGTTGGGCGCATTAGTGTTTGGGCAACAGGACCTAAACGTTTAAATGCAGATAGCGCAGGGAATACATAAGACTCAGGCGAAGTAACTGCTTCAGAGCCTGCAAATACAATTTTCTGAGGGCCGGTTTGGGGCTGCACACCGGTAGAGCCCAAAAGTTGCATTAGCCCGCCATACACAGGCGCGCGGCCTTGCTGGAATGTCTCGACCAAACCGCCGGTAGGTTGCGGTACAGGCGTGCCTGCGGCGCGCATACCCATTGTTAACGGGTTTAAACCGGCCCTATCTATAACATTACCTAGCCCAGAGATCGCGCCGACAGTGCCTGCAAAACCTTTACGCGCGCCTTCAGCTATAAGAGCGCCCATAGATGGCGCGGGCGCAGACACACTACTAGCTAATTCTTCTAGCTCGTCAGGACTTAACGCTACATCAGTCTTATAGGGTTTACCATCAATCGTATATGTTGGCATGTCAATCCTCAGTTACTGTTACAGTTTTGCCAGATTTTAAAGTTATTGTTTTTGGTGCTTTAGTCGCCCCGCCTGCCGTAGGCATCTTGAACTCAGGAAAATCTAACGCTTCACTGATTATTTTAGGTGTGTAACCAGGTTGATTTCCGGCTATCTTAGCTTGACGATCAATTTCATCAGTGGCCTTCTTAGCTGCAACAGTACGAATAGCCTGCAAGGTCTTTTTCATCTTTTCTTGCGTATCTTTAGACGGGGTGCTATCAAACAATTTAGATATCGTATCGACCGCTCCACCAAGTAGTGATGGGTCGGCGCCAGCCGCTGCCAATTCTTTTTGGCTTAGATCACCGGCCCCAGACATCGCTCTAGCAAATTGAACCTGCGCGGCTCTAAAAGATGCAAAATTGTTAGTGGAAAGTGAGTCAGTAATGCTTTGCAACGCTTGATCTGCGGCGTACACAGTTTTAGATTGCGGTTCAATTGTGCTTTGCACAGTCGCTCTAAATCTAGGAATATCAACAAAATCTTTAGCGCCAGGCAAGACGTTAGTAAGCGTAGTTCCTCGACCGCCTTCCAATCCTTTGATGTAGCGATCGACTTCAGCTATCTGGGCTGCAGGCGCGCCGTCTTTAATTAGCGCGTTGCGGTATTCCTGCGCTTTCTGGATATCCAGAGGCGCTGCTTCTTTAGTGCGAGTTAACGCGGCTAACTTATCTTTATATACTTGAAGAGCAGCAGCATTCTCTGGCGTTTGCTCCATGCCTTGCAATTGACGAATAGCCGCCAAGTAGCTAGCCTCTGTTTCGGCTTTCAATACATCTTGACCAACGCTTGCTGCGCGTTTGTCACTTAAATTTTTTGTAATTTGAGATAGTTTAAGTTGTGCTTCTCTAGCTGAGTTAGCCAACGAGGTTGCGCCTTGTGGATCAAAAGGCGCTAGTTCTTTTGCGGCGGCCATAAGAGAATCTGGATCATTTGGATCAGTTCTACTGAATATGGCGTTTCGCGCGCTTATCAGTCTCAACTGTGGGTCTTCTGCGCCCAATGCGCCAGCAAGAGCCCCACCCAACTGTCTTCCGCCATAGATAAGGCTAGTACGAGCAGACGCAAAGGGATCCATCTGCCCTAACTGTGCTGCTTGTGCTAATGCCTGTTGATTTTGATCTCTTTGGTACATCTCAGGAGTCATACCAAATAACCCGCCTACGATATCTGTTGCCATTTGGTTCTCCTTAAATATCCCAATTGACGGATGTTGGAACTTGTCCTTGCCCGCCATAACCATACACATTTTCTGCGCCATACTGACCAATTGCTTGTTGAGCATTTATATATGGCTGTCTGTATTGTGTAAATAGCGGATTAGTTCCCGCACCTTGTAAGATATTAGCCAATGGGTTGTAGGCGTTGGCGGCTTGCATTGTTCTTGCCGCGCCCAGCCCACCCTCTAGCAAAGACCTTCCTACATTAGCACCAGCAGTAGCAGACCTACCACCTAACGCACTACCAATCTCAAGCCCTTGTTGACCCATTTGTTCAATAGTTCCACCCAAGCCAAGAGAAGTTTGGAATGGCGACAATGCGCCAACTTGACCAGCTTGATATTGGCTAAGCAATTGTGAGCCTGAGCCAAGTAACCCTGCGCCAAAGGCAGTTTGTTGTTGACCCGCCTCTTGTGCTTGAGCCGCAAGTTGTAAGTCTTGTTGTGCCAATGCGTTGTAATAGGCTTCCATTTCAGGATTAGCCGCACTAAGCCCCATGCCGCCGCCTGGTCGCAATCCTGTTCCACCTACTGACAAACCACCACGACCTGTATTAAACAACTGGTTTTGCACTTGTGCATATTGTCTTTCACGACTAGGCGCGAGTAAGTCTTGCTGTCTTGATATGTATTGTTGCGCTACCTGTTCAGGAGACTGAGCCAAATACTGTTGACCAAGATTGAACAATCCACTAGCCGCGCCCTGCAAGGGGGCGTACTGCTGTGGAGCCATCAAGCCCTGTTGTATTTGTTGTTGCGATAGGGTTTGTAGCTGATCCTGATATTGTTGTAGTTCAGGAGATACTGTGTAGCCCGCGCCCGACAACCTTCCCTCTGGCCCAAACTGGAATTGAGATGAACCAAAACGAGTTGTCGTACCAATGGGTCGGAAACGTGATTCTTCTGCCGCTATTCGTGCGGACTCTAATTGCGCGGCGGCAGAAGCCTGAGCCGCTTTTTGAGCGGATTGCCCTTGCAATAATCCGCCAACAACCATTGCTCCACCAATATAAGCAGGCATATCATTTCCCCTTTATCAAAACTTTATCCACATTAGACGGGTCTTTCTCGTCTGTGGCATGGATACAAAACCAAACACAATCTGTAATCGCTTTAACGCCATGATTCAGACCCGCTTTTATCTCAATACACGCTGGCGCATCAACAATGTGAATCTCTTCGCCGCGCAGCACAGCAACCTTACCTTTTGCCAAAATAGACAAATGACTGTAATTGTGGGTGTGCTTTAAGATAGCCTCACCCGCAGTAAATGCCGTTTCTTTGGCATACAGTCCATCAGAGAAATGATGCGTGATCATGCTGTGCGTTTCCATGCATAGACAGTTATGTACGGCTGATAGTTAGCATTTGTGCCACTAGAGCCAGCAGATGCAACTGTTACAGAACCAGCAGGAGTACCAGCAGACTCATAGTTTGTGTAGGTAGCAGGACCATTGCCTGTGTCAGCATTTCTAACAAACTCTCTATTACCCGCATCACCGCCATCATTTGCTGTTGAGTCATTAGAACCAACATAGTGTCTATGTGTACCCAATGCAGTACCCGTAAAGGTAGCCGTATGGGTGTGGCTCACAGTAATAGCATCTGCACTACCACCAGTTTCTTCTGCCGTGTCAAACAAAGAGTTGCCAGAGTCAAAACCAACCATGACGCGCCCTGCGCCAAAGGCTGTCCAAGTGCCAAAGCCAAGAAGAGTGGCTGGGTTAGTGCTGACACTTGCATTTGTATAGACTGAGCCGACAGGGTAAAGCAAAGCAATTGCCGCTTGCACAAAAGCAGTAGTTGCTATTGCAGTTGTGTTGTTTCCAGAACTTTGAGTAGTAGCCACAGTACCAGTAGGTAATGTAGGCGTACCAGTAAAGGTAGGAGATGCTAAATCTGCCTTTGTTGCAACAGCCGTAGCAATGTTGTTGAACTCTGTATCAATCTCAGTACCCTTGACAATCTTTAAAGGATTGCCAGAAGATAGGTTATCTTTGGTAGCAAAGTTCGTGCTTTTTGTGTAATCAGACAAGATAATCTCCTTTAACTTACTTTGCCACGCTTGGCTTGAATTTCAATTTTCTGTATAGACAAGGCTGTACCATTGATGTCAGCCTCATACCCTGTTTGTACAACCTTACCCGCACCAGACGCAGAAACATTCAATGTCTGCAAAGCAACGCCATCAGAGTAGTACGCAACAGTAGTCGCATTTGCGCCATACTCAGCAATGCCATAGTAGTAAACATCTTGCTCTGGAATACTTGCGTTATCTGACAAATAGTTGGTCTTAAAGTCAAAGCCCCACTTAAATGTCACATCTTGGTTTGTTCCACCAATCACCACAATCGACAACTTCTTCAAAATGGAAGTTACATTCTGATCACCAAGGTCTGCATGGTTTGTGTAGTACAAAAAGCGATACGCTTCGTTGTAATCTTGGTAGGTGTTATACAAGCCAATAT